ATTCAATTTAACATAATTAACTAAATTCGTCTATTTTTATTGTACACACGTTACATAAAATACTGATATAGCGTAAATATAAATTACTTACAGTACATTTTATAATCTTATTCGCCATAGCAAAAAAAGCCTGCTCAGCATTTAAACTGAACAGGCTTTTTAACAGGGTTTCGATATAACGTTCAAAATCCTGGGGGGTAAAATAACTCTAACATTTTAAATTTAAATATTCAAATAAAACACACTCTATATTAATACTTACTATTGTCGTTAATATGAATCTGCAACCTATCCAAAGGTTCGCCTAACATTCCAGCAAAGTTATCGTAACCAGCAACTGTACCATTATCGGCACATGTACCAAGGTATTTAGCACGTTGAGTTGTTTGTGACCCGGTTCTGTTCCTACCAATAACCCGCCCGAATGTAACTTTGACGAGTTACGGGACGATATTTAATTAACGCTGTTTAAAACAGCAGGCTAACAGCCCACATGGCTAACCATGCAATCAAGCTAACTGCACCAACAAAGCCCCAATTTAGGAATATGCTGAACACAAATAGCCAAAATGCAAACTTTCGTAATCCTTTGAAATCATCATATGAAAAGGCTGATTGACCACTAGCTTTCCGGGCGTTTGACCTATCTGCATGTTGTTCATGGTGATACCAACGACTTAAACCAGCTAATTTAACTAGATTTCTGAGCATTTAAAATTATCTCCCTATGTTTATTAGACTCTTGACCATAATGTAATATTACATATGACAATTGTCAACGGTTAAACACAAAAAATCCCCCACGCCGAAGCACAGGGGATTAATATTAATTATACTATTTTTGGCTTGCTTGTGAGGCGGATTCAGTCTCAGATGCTTTAGAACTATTCACTGTAGCGGCTGCGGAAGTTGGTACTGGTATTTCGTTAGCAACTTCATTAGCGGTCGCTTCAACTTGGCTTTCTTCGTCACTTTTAACTGTTGGTGCTGTCACTGTTTGAACGTCAGTAATCACGCCCAGCATACCAAGGATCGTTAGCACTGTGTTAATAATGCCCGCAATGGCTGACCAGTCGCCAGTAAACTTAACACCAAAAACAGCAAAGACTTGTTGAATTAAAACGATTAATAACGAGATAATTCCAGCGATTAATTTACCATTTAAGCTACCATCTGCATTTTTAAAACTAATTTTTTTCATTTTGTTTAACTTCCTTTTCATATAAATGCTTCAATTCAATATCGTGACTATCTAACCGACCTTCTACCTTAATGACCCGATTTTCAATCGCGTTCATTGTGTCGGCGTTTTGCTGTCGTACTTTTAAACTTTCATCAGTAAACCGGCTAAGGCGCTTACCTAAGTCGTTAAGTGGAATACGGACTGTTTTATTTAGAATCCAATTAGCTAGTACACAAATACTAGTGACAATGGCAACAATCGATCCCCATTCATCCCAACCTAATCCTAATAGTGTATGCAATTATTTCACCACCAATCGCTGACCGGGATAGATAGTGGTATAAATCGTCTTTCCATTCTGACTAGCTAGTGTAGTCATGCTCAGACCGTTGCGTTGTGCGATTGTCCACCAACTGTCACCATACCTAACTGTGTAATATGTGTGACTAACCGGCTGATTAGTAACTCGCTTCCCATAGGATGTACCATTGGTGACGCCTAGCTTGATAAAGCCATACAGGCCATTTGAACGAGTGTAACGTGCCCAGACATAGTCGTGTTCGATAATAACCGCATTATAAATTACACTCTCGCCCTTATGATAAGTAGCCACTTGGCTAACTTTGTCGCTATCCGTGTATCGTACTGCCAGAGTCCGATCAGGATAGAACACCCCGCTTTGGTTGTATTTGATAACCTTAAAGGTGTCCTTCTCAGCCTTTTGAGCCCTATTAACGTTGGCTTGAGCTTGTTTTTTGCTGGCAGTTGTGTACCCTGATTTGGTAATGCCTGTTAAATCAACATTGCCATCTAATCCGCCTGCTTTATACATGCTAGTGAATTGGAAGATAGCCACACCGTTCATGCTAGGAAAGTAGTTATAATTAGGATGAGTTCTAACCAGATAGTCCGGATATTCAGCAATCCATAAACTCTTATTACCAAATTTACTTACAATCTCTTGGTAATTTACATGTTTTTGAGTATATGGCTTGTAGCTGTAATACATTGGTGTGTATCCAGCTGCTTTGATTCGTTGCATGCCATAGATAATCGCCTTAGTATTAGATTCTTTTTCAGCTAGTGTACTAACATATTCTCTCCCATTCCAATAGGTAGCTTTTGCACCATCCTCATAATCTAACGCCACAATCGAACCTTTTGGTGTTTTTACTTTTGGTAGATAATAGTCCAACATGTTTTTAGCGTTATATTGATTGTCACCAATTCCATACCACAAATAGGTGTGCATTCTTAAACCTTGCGCTCTACCATTAGTAACTTGAGTATTATAAGTAGCTTGGTCAATTAAAGTTCCGCCGTAGCTGCCACCTAATTGAGCAATGCTAAATTCATCGGAATTATAAGTCTTAGCTGGATAGTAACCTTGGAATTTAGACCAGTCTGTACCTTGACTACGAGTTGACGCATGACTGGCAGTATTGCCCATTAAAAAGGCCATAAAAATAGCGCTCACCATTAAGATGAGTGCCTTCAATTTTCGATTATTCAATTATTTATCTCCTATTCAAGACTATTATTAATTTGGAACTGTAATGTTGACTCACTTGGGTAAATTGACGTCCCGGTACTATCAACCACCCATACTTCTAGCTGATAATCTCCTGCTGTTAAGCCGGTCATTAAATCTGCTGTTAAAGCTATCACAATCTGACCAGTCGTGGGTTCGGTTAAACTAGCTGGGTCAACTGTGGCCGATTTAAGATAGCCACTAGCATTGCCCAATTTAACGGTGATTGAAGTGACCTTAGTTAAATCCGTTGCCACGTTATCATTGCCGCAAATTAACGTAAAACTAGTGGTGGTATCACCAATTTTAACCGTCCGTGGTGAAGTATCGGTAAAACTAAGCGTTTTCGCCATCTTTAGGTGCCTCCTTCTCGGCTAGCTTGGCATTAAGCTGGTCAATTTGAACTTGAGCCATTGCTAATTGCTGGTCTTTAATGGCAATCTCTTGAGCATAGTTACTCGTTAGCTTGTTAATCAAAGCTTGTGCATCAACATTCATAATTTAAGCCTCCTTATTAGCTGCTTGTTTAAATTCATCTGCTAATTTACTGGCGACTAAAGTCCTATGTCCAGCGTATGGATCACCAGCTGTCGCCTCATGATAAGCGTTGGTAATGTCATCATTGGTCACGTTGATGCTTCCAGAAACGTTATCGTTAGTGCCCTGAAATTTAGCAGTAAACTCAATTCTAGTGGTTGAATTGTCGCTATTGGGCGTCACATAAGTAATATTTATTACATTCATTTTTCTATCTCCAGTCTAGTTAATCTCATGCTTAATTCGCCAATCGTTTTGTCTTGATCTTGTAATCGCTTGACAAGAACACCGGTCAAGCTGTCTAAGTTAATTCCAGTACCATCTTCACTAAGCAGTTCGGGTGGCATACTATACTGCTTGCTACCAAGGCTATTAACGTCATCAATCACACCACCATACTGATACTTGTATGTGGCGTCCTCATGAGCATACCGGAACTTTTCTACATCAATAGCATTAAGTAAGCGTGACGATTCATCGGTGCTTAATGGTGTGATATCGTGCTTGATACTCAATCGTGACGACTTGGTAAACGTCTTGGCTACAATTTCGATTGGGCTACTAGCTCCATTCGCATTGTTTGTAAAATACAGTGGGCTACCATCAAGCATAGCAATCGTGTGATAGCCATTCATAGCTAAGTTGCCAAATGTAAACGACGTTTCTTGCTTCATTCGAATGCCACCATTAAGATATGCCATGCCACTTGACAAGAGTTCATAATCCGAAAGCATTGCTGAAACTGCCTGTGTGCCACCGTCATTGATATACAATCCAGTTCCATCAATGTAAACCCGAGAATTAACTGCGGACTTATCAGCGCTAAAGATATCGAGCTTTAGAAATGCCGGTGTTAAAGTTGATTCGGCTATATTACCAGTATCTGGATGAGCTTGGTCTGGGGCTGGAACAAACTGTGTTGAACTCGCCCAATGCCCCCATTTATCCCCGCCAATTCCGTTTAGTATTTTGTTATAGTAGATGATATTTGCCGTTGATTGGATATAGCCATGGGCAATTGCTAATGAACCAGAACCATTAATCGGTTGGAACCATCCGGTATCATCACTAACGCTGTAAGCACCAGTAATTTGGCCGTTATCACCCAGATTTAGATTGGGGGTATTAATAGTTGTCCCATTAATAGTTGAACCATTAATAACTGAGCCGTCTATTTCGCCTGCACTGACAACATTACCTGTATCCGGCTGATAACCAGTTGATTGAGCAGTTTGAGTTAGCATTGGCGAGCTAAAACAAGCATTACCATGTCCGTTATAGGCCCAGTATTGTAACCCAACATATACGGCGTTGCTTGGTGGAAATGCGTTGTCGATAGTTATATAACGCCAATCCTGCCCCGAACCGATACCATACCAAGTGTCACCAACGGATCCACCGTTGATGCGATTACCATTTGAGTCAAAAAACGCTAAAGTGAATTGGTATTTTAGGCTAGTGTCACTACCGTCTTCTTTGAACCACACAGAAGCGCTAAACGGTTGACCAGTAGCTCCGTTTAACGGGTGTAATTTAGTTTGTGCAAAGTTAGCCCAAACTCCAGCCCCGGTATTAGCATTGAAGCCAATAGATGGTACACCATCGTGCATAACGTTTGACCAACAAATCCCATTATTGCTGATACTCCAGCCGGGAATATATGAGCCGTTGGCACCTAACAATGCCGCATTATAAACTAGGTTGGTGACGCCACGGATTGTTAAATTGCTTGCTACAACAGCACCATCTTTATCTACTGTGAAAGTTCCGTTATTAGTTGTAAAAGTATTAGCCGAAATGTCGGCCGCTGTTAATTTCTTGCCAACAAGGAGTTCACTAATATTTGCGCTAGGAATTATTACGGGGTTGGTCGAATCAAAATAAATATTTTTTCCAGATAACGTTAGTTGGCCACTAGATGAAATCAGGGTGTTACCGGCTTGAATATTAATCTGGTCGATTAAGTCCTTTGTGGCTACTCTAAGATTAATATCATTAGCCGTTTGATTTTTGTATGATGAAAAGTCGCCATTATCAACCTTACTTTCAATTGCCTGATCAGTCTGTTGTTTATACGAGTTGAAATCTTTAGATTCAACCTTGCTAGATATATCTTTAGCAGTTTGATCTTTGTATGATGAAAAGTCCTTAGTAGCCACTTTTTCGGAAATCAATTCAGCAGTAGTTTGCTGGTACGCCGTGAAAGTATCATTGGTAACCATCTTTCCTATTTGACTAGCGGTCTGTTCTTTGTAACTAGTATATTCTGAGTTAGAAACTTTCTCAGCCAGCCCATTCCCTAGTTGAGCAATCGTTAGAGTGGAACCACCTTTTAGGTCTGTCACTGCTTGACTGGTTGCTTGACCATTATCTATTGCTGTTTTTGCTTGACTAAAGGCACTATCAGCGGCACTTTGAGCTTTAGCAACAGCACTAGATTGAGTAGCTAGTTCTGAATTAGCATAACTGTAGGCACTATCAGCCGCTGAAAACGCTTGACTTGCCATTGTGGCCGCCTCACTTGAGGCACTGGCAGCACTCGCAAATTTATTGTTTGCGTTATTTTGCAAAGCGTTTTGAAGATTTGATAATTCTTCATTATAAGCGTCTTGATACTTCTTATATGTTACACGGTTAACGTCACTAGCATGATTAGGGTCTGCCAGAATGTCAGTCATAAAATGGTTTAAATTGTTGTATGCCACCGTTACAGCGGTTGTGTCAATCCCCTCATCTTTAGCATTCTGCACTATAACGTTATATTGAGATGTTAAACCGGCGAATTGTGAAACGTTGTTTTGCTTCTCAATAACACTCATTAAGTTAGGGTTGTTTAAATCGGTGACTCCACTAGTGGCATTATCAGCCGTACTCTGAGCCTCAATAATTTTGATACCATCATCGGTTAAGATGACCTGAGTTGGATTAGATTCTGCCATTTAATTCACCTCCCTTCTTCATCATTGCTAATCGTAGGCATTGGCAAACGTTCTTTGATTGGTATTACAAAGACACGTTCTATAGAACCACAATTAAAGGTAACTAATAGTTCTGGCTGATTAGTTTTGCTATAGATAATGTTACACGTTTCGGGTTCAACAACGTCATCGGTTAGCCCTAAATCCATATCCAGTAAATAGTTAGAAGCAAATTCTTGCCCACCATGAACAACATTAACTGCGTACACCATACGAGGGTCTTTCATGTTGTAATCACCTGAGTGAAAGTACACATATGGAAAGTCAATGCTTTGTGATTGGTAGGTTTGTCGGTTCATGTCAAACCCATAGTTGACAATATTGATACTATATAGCACGTTGTAATTACCTTGCTTAACCTCATCGAGTCGCAGTACATCCTGTTTTCCATTATAGTAGCTGCATAATACGTAACCATGTTTGAAATCAACACTGAATCTTACATAGCGATTGATAGTGCAAAAATGGGTAATACGATTATCATCATTGCCTAGGGTCACATTAGTAAGGTATGGTATACGGCTAATTACATATTCGTCAGCGCTTGAATTAGACTTGATTGCGTACCAAATGTAAACAGCTCCATCTACTTCTTCGATTGAAAAGCTAGCTCCATGCCCGCCTTGCGAAACAGTCATCTTGCTAATTGGTTTAAAATTAGTATCATGCAAAACAAACATGACATCGCCATTTGCAATCGCTCGACTAGTTATATACTGACCGTTGCTCAAAGGACACATGTATTGTGCAGCGTTGGTTATTCCCAGTGTACTGTCGTCTGAGCTAAAACTACCCAAATTACGAATAGCACTAGTTTGTAACTTGATTTCTGGTTCGTCTTGAATGTAACTGGTCTCAATAGTCCCACGCAGTGTACCAACGTAATTGTATGCTGCTTGTACTAAATATCCAGTTTGATTGAAGTTATTGTCAATCGAACCGTCAGTATTATAACGGTGCCAGATAAACCCCTTGCTATCAATATATGATGAAATATTAGTGCTACCTTCCCAAGCCTGTAAGATTAGTCGCTTGGTTTGCGTAGTATCAGTGAAGTTGTTGCCGTCAGGAGTTAAAGCGACTGGTTTAACAGAACTGGCATCAGCTTTAGCCTTCTCAAGGGCACTACTAATGGCGCTTTGATAACCTGCTAACCAAGCTGGAGTGACAACTGGTACCGTGACGTATTCACCAAAGCCAACGGCGTTACCATATGGATTGGCAAAAGAGATTGTTCGTTGGATTACTCGGCCACTGGCATCTAGGGCTGGCGTGATTTGGTCATCCTTAAAGCGAATGGTGGCACCTAATGGTGGGTTAAAATTCGGTGTCACATTAACCTCATAATATGTCCTAGGATGATTGAAAAGTTGCAACATCTGTTCAGCCCACGACTTTAAACCAGCCGCATGCTCAATGGCATTAGCAGTGACAACACCCTCATAATATAGCCCACTCTGCCAGTCTGGGTTGTACTTACGATTAGCTTCATCATCGACAATGTACGGCTTGCCATTATTGACATCGGTAATTGTGCTACCGTTAGCCCCGTATGGGATTAACTTAGTCACAGGTGTTGAGACAGTCGTGCGTTTAATACTAGTCATATTTTTGCCGAAGATTGCTTCGTTATAAACCTTATCGACATTCAACTGGTCGACAACTTCACAGGTCTTCGATTGCACATTACCTTGTGAGTCAATTTCAACGTAGCAATCAACTTCCACGTTATAGGTCTGCAATAATGTTTGCAATAGTGCTGACGCTTTAGTCTTTCCATCAATTGAAATATGTGGAGTCATTGCATTGGTTGTGTTAAATTTGAGCGTCCAGCCAGTATCACTGAACACACTCGTAAAAGCGGCCTTGATAGCTGTATCTGAATCAGCCATAGCAACTGGATAATGATGTGCCAACGTGAATAGACACAAATTAGTAAAACTAGCGGTTGTGACATGCTTAGTAGCGGCTGTATTGTTCTCCTCAACACTGTAAATGTGCATAACATACCAGTGTCCCGACAAGGCATCATAATAAGCGAGATTGTTGCCAGCAACTACTTTGTCTGAATCAGGCTGACCTTGAAGCACGTCTAATGAACCTTGATGATCGAATTTTTTAGACTGAGCGTTTAGGTTAATCGTACCGGTATAGCTGTCCTTGGTGCCCACATTGACGTCATCATCGTAGGCGGTACTAGTTGTGTCGGCATCGGCTAGTTGGATTTTAACGCTGTCATTTGAAAATTTAGTGGCACCATCAACAGTTAGGGTACCAATCCGTTTCAAACTTGGATTTAGAATTAAATATTGATTGGTTAAAGCCATCGGTTAATCTCCTTGTGTTACTATAATAGTTTTGGCAGATATTTAAGCGTCATTTGAGCGTCATCTAGGTCGCCAACCATAGTTAGCCCGTTTACACCCGGTCTTAATTGCGGATAATCGGTTGACCATACCGGCGATACCAAGCGTCCATTAACGGTTACGGTATCAGTCTCACAGTCCATGACAATCTCTTCCCCTGCGTTAGCAATATAAGTCGGTTCAGTCGGTTGTGGCTGGGTATGTTTCCAGACTTGTAAGTCGGTGAGAGTCATGTAAGGTGCCATATATAGCACCTTGTCAATGTCTTCCGTGATGGGTTGTTTGAGGAATGTTTGGCCAAACCCGCCTAAGGCTGACTCATATTCATTGTTAGTATCTACCCAACGGCCACTCGCAATCAAATACTTGTTTGTGTTGCGATAAGGCTGGCCGTCATAGAGACTATATTGATGCAATTCCCACGTATAAACATTGCCGGACTTTGTCAAGTCCATAAAAACCCAAGCATTGGTTAAACAGTCGCTTTCTTCACGGTTGACCACCGTCACATACTTGCTATGAACTAATGAACTCTTATTAACAAGGTCGCTATATTGGTCACGATAATTCTTAAAAGCACCACTTGGACCATAGCCCCAGTAAAGTGTCTGGTGATTGTCATCATCAAACGTGCTTCCCGGCTTACACAGTTGTAGCGCAACATAGGTCTTACCACCTTGCATATGGTCGCCAATGACAAACCGGCCAATCGTATTACCACTGGCATCAAGCAATGAAAATTGTGCTTTTCCCATTGCTCGGCCGTTATGAGTGCCTGAATATCGCATATGATGTAACCCAGCACGGACGCGATAGTTGGTTAACGCCTCGGTCATCCCGTTATACCGATAAGTTGGGCCTAGCCAAGTGCCATCAAGTTGATTAGTTGGCATCGTCCCAAAGTCTTTGCTACCGTTAACAATTGCCACTTTCATGACTGTGTTATTGCTATCAATCTCAGCACTACCTTGATACTTGTAAGACTCATCGGTCTTAATACCGCTAATGGCATTGGTATCGTTAGTCCACATCGCCATACTAGCAATAGGGTCATCAATCACATGAACATCGGTTTGAACAGCAGTGGCTTGATCTTCTGGTGACTCAGGTCCTAAGCCAAACTGACCGCCATTAAGATTGAAACCAATGTATTTTAATGGTCGTTTAGGCACAACCTGAATAACCGGAGCTGTTCGTGCGGTGCCATCAACAGTGATTGTGTTTAAGCCATTATTTAAAGGCTTCTCAACCTGTGGCAGGGTTGCCCGTGGGTCGGACTGCACAAAAGTAATCGTTAAAGTCATGTCATACATACCAGTATTAATTGGGGCTGGATCACTAATTGCGGTAATATGTCCCCAATAAGTCACCTTAGGTTCAAAGCCAAATACTAGTGGATATTCTTTACCATTATCACTAGGGTCATCACTTAGTAGCAGACCGCTTAAATTGTGCATCACCTGATTAAATTTGTCTTGATTATCAGCACAATAAATGGATATTGGTATATTAATTGTCCGACTAGTAAAATCCGTGCCATTAAATTGATTTCCATACATGGCCGGTATATCAGTCACTTGTTCAGCCATAGCCGGTGCACTAGGCAATACCACGTTACCCATCTCAACTTGTAAATCGTCCCGACTATTTAAGCCAGCATATTCAAAATCATCTCGTTGTAAGGTCACGATTTAACCTCCTTTTTAAATTTAGTTATGTAAAAAGGGTGTCCAATTAAGGACGACCCTTTGATTAATACCCCATCATTTGTGAGTATTGTGAAGCTGTTTTATTGTCAGATTTAACGGCATTAACCACGTCAGATTTAGCAATGAATGCTTGTACATACCCATGTTGTCTAGAATGGCGGACATTAAGCTGATTAGTTTATCAAGCTTCTTATTACTTTCACTATTAGTAGCCACATCTTGGCTATCATTGTTGCCATTTACAACCTGACTAGCCTGTGCAATTAACTGGTTAGCCCGACTCTTATTGGTCAATGGCAACACCATTTCAGGTTTGTTATGTTCAGCAATTTCGTATAATCCGTGGCGACCGATAATTCCACCGTTCTCGTAGCCATGGCCGTTACCGAGAAAACTCAATCCGCTGCCATACCGATGCTTAGCGTAGTTTAAACCGGCTAGCATATTGTCGTAACCATTCCAGATATCGTCATGACCGCTTAAATGATAAGCACTAAAAGTTCCGGGCTTAACTTGCATCAATCCTTCTGCGTGTCCGTCAGCTAAACCATCAGTACCACCCATAGCTTTAGGATTACCACCTGATTCAGTATTGATTTGGCGTAACACTCGACCAATCATGCTTGAACTAGTTGAAAGTCCAAGTTTATCCAAGGCGCTTTTAACATCAGGCTTCCAACGTTCAACACCTGAACCACCCGGATCACCAACATCATCACCAAACATGCTGGCAAGTTTACTAATAAACTTCCAGAATCCACCGCCAACTTGTGATTTGATAATTTTTTCTAGTCCGCTATTAGCTTTAGCGCCTTTATCGTCCCCACTTGAAATACCTCGAACACGTCCATAAATTGGAGTGCCAGGGAATGACGATACAGAACTCATACCAATGTTAGGATGTGAGCTTGGGCTCATCGCTGACCAATATCTACCATTACCAGCATAAACACCGATATGTTCATTATTACCAATCAGATCACCGGGCTTAGCATTTGCAGCAGAAACATGTTGTGTTCTTGCAATTTGAGAACCAGAAAAATGTGGAAAATCAATACCAAAAGCATGTTTCAAGGCGTACATTACTAATCCAGAACAATCAAACTCATCTGGCCCAGCAGCACCCCAAACGTATCTTTTACCTTTACCATACTTTTCAACTGCGCCTAATAATCCACTAGCATCACCAGCTCCATCTAAATCAACCATTGACCAAAGCGTTGACCACCACGTCTTAGCTTGTTTCTCAACGCCATTAAATAGTCCGTGACCAATGTTACTCATGACACCCGAGATGCCCTTAGAAGACCAGTTAAACAGGTTTTCGAGTGACTTAATCGGGTGAGCAATAATGTTTTCAGCGGTCTTAAAGAATTTCTCTAAGCTGCCAACCTTTTTACCAACCCAACTAGTTACTCCTGAGATACCGCTAGTTACACTGTTTAAAATATCACCAAAGAATCCAGTACCCTTTGCATACTTGGTAACGCCTTGCATACTCATTAACATGGCTGTCTCACTAGCACTCAATACCTCAGTGCCAGCTGGTAACATCATCTTAGTGTTACGTCCTTGAACAATACCTGAGTCACCATTAGGTAGCATGACCATTTCTTTGTTACCAGTTTGGGGGCTATCGTTACCATCATTTAGCATTGCCATAGTTGGATGTGTGATCGGATTCCGTGACCCACTAAACACACCAGTACCAGTGGCAAAATGAACATGTCTTAAATCGCCAATAGTCTTCTCCTTGCCACCAAACGCATGGATAACACTATCAACCGCATCGATCCCATGGTTGATAAGGTCAATGATGTTGTTCATGCTGTCGCTAGCCATACCTTTAAGGTCTTTCCACAAACCACCGAAGATGTTTTTAACGCCAGTTCCTAAACTAGACCAGCCTGATTTGAATGAATTTTTGAATGTTGATAGCCAGCCACCCATTGAACGGCCAAACACTCTAGTATGGCCTAAACTTTTACCCCAGTTACTGTGTAAGTTAGACTGCATGGCATTCCAGTGACTAGTCCATGAATGTGACCAGCTCTTTTTCCAGCCGCCCCATTTTTTACCCATGTCGCCAAAGAATCTTCTAGTATGATTTAATGAACCATTCCAAGAATTGTGTAAGTTGGATTTTGTACTATTCCAGTGACTTGACCAGCTCTTTTTAAAGTTCTTACTAAAGCCGTTCCACTTCCTACCAACATTACTAAAGAAATTCCTAGTGTTCTTTACTGAGCCATCCCAGCTTCTTTTAAGTGTCTTGCCGCTGTTTGACCAATGTTCTTTCCAGCTCTTTCCAAAGCTCTTCTTAAAACCATTAAACTTCCTGCCAACATTACTAAAGAACGCTTTAGTATGCTTAATGGAACCATTCCAGCTATTCCTGAGCGATTTACCCATAGCATTCCAGTGGCTGTTCCAGCTTTTTCCAAAGCTCTTTTTAAAGCCATTCCACTTTTTCGACATGTTGCCAAGTGCTTTGCCTACTGACTTGCCAATATTTGAACCCCATTTAAGCAAGCCTTTGCCAAAGTTAGAAATTGCTTTAAATGCCTTATTTACCCATTCACGGAACGGTTTAATATGCTTGTATGCTAACACTAGCCCAGCTGTTAAGGCCGCTATGGCAACTACAGCAATTCCAATTGGGTTAGCGTCCATGGCTGCATTAAACAACCATTGAGCAGCTGTAGCTATCTTTTCAGACTTAGCTAGACTGGTCATAGTTCCAATGACCTTACCAATCCCACCGGCAACACCTAAAAGCGTGCTACCAATAGCCCTTAGCTTAGATACCGCTAAATAAAACATAATAGCTTTACCTAAGACTTCAATGGCACCTTTGTGTTTAGCAATGGCTGCAGTAGCGTCAGCTACTCCGTTCATACCTTTAGAAGCGTCCTTAGAATGCCCACCAATCAGCTTTAAAGTACCAGCTACAGCTGACCATGCACCCTTAGCTAAAATGCCAACGATACTAGCGAATGCACCGCCCATTTTCTCGATTGGTTTTTCATTCTTGGCTAAGAATTTGATAACATCACCGACATATTGTCCAGTTTTCTTACCAAGCGTTCCAACTAGACCGGTTAAAGACTTCTTAACTTTATCTAAAGCACCCTTTTTTTCAGAAATTCCATCAATAGCTTTTTCAACTCCGGCGACTAAGGGTTTGGCAAACGCCACTTTCAAGTTAGTATAAGTACCTTGAATAGCTGCCATCTTACCCTTAGTTGTATCGCCGAACTCTGACCATGCTTTACCACTTGTTTTAGCAGCCTTAACCATATAGCCTTGTAATTGTGAGCAGGTAATCTTCCCAGCTGCTAACTGCTTGTTAAAGGCGTCAGTCGACATACCACTAGCTTTAACAATAGCCTTTTGAAGCTCGGGTACTTGGCTAAAGGTACGCTTAAATAAACTGGCGGTTACTTTAGAACTACCAGCTAGTCTAGAAACCCCTTGAGTAAGACTAGCTATCTGGTCGCCTGATTTACCAGCTGCCGAACCATAGCTAGTTAATACCTCAGTCATGGCACGAGCTTTAGTGGCACTGTTGGTCATAGCGTAGAATTTCTTCTGCATCTGATCAATAGCTCCACCGGACATGTTAGCCTTGGAACGAATATCACCAATTTGAGCCGTCATTTTAGTTGCATCCGCATTGGATAAGCCTAAGTTAGTCCACTGCTTCTTAATCGTAGCCCCCGCTTCGGCTAGTTCATAACCTTGTTTGGTAATCCCTTTCATGTATCCTATTGCACTAGAAGCAGCGTTACTAATTGTGTTACCAATTGCAGAACCAATGGCAAAGTGTTTAGTTTCGTCCTTAGTTTTCTTTTCTTCATCTCGGACTAAGCCTAATTTAGACTTGGCGGAATCTAGCATCTTGGTGAAAGCACTAGCATTAGACTTCTTCATGGCTGAGTCTAGTTCATTAGTCTCGTTTTTGAGCTTAGCCATACTTGTAGCAGTCTCGTTAACCCGTACTTGCTGACGTTTATAAGCGTCGCTAGTAGCACCACTGGCTGTCTTAATCCGTTCCAGTTCGTTAGTTTGGGCCTTATACTGAGCCTCCATATTAGAATAGGCCTGTTTTAAACCACTTAAACGAGCCTTGTTAGCTTCGGCTGACCTACCTTCGGCTTCTAGGCGCTTCACATAGGATTCACTTAAAGCTGTACTCTGTTTATAGCCCCTTTGTAAGTCGGCTAAGCCTGAATTATAATACTGTAGCTTTGACTTGGCTCGATCTAACTGACCACCCATACTGTCATATGACCGACTAGCCTTGTTAATCTGGTCAGATAGCTTTAAATATTGCTCTTCACCATCTTTAGTGTCTCTGTTCAGGCCTGATTGACGGGACTTTAACTCATCAATTTTAGCCTTTTGCATCTCCATTGATTTAGCTAAGCCGTCTACCCTAGCTGCGGCGGCCTTTTGATAATCTCCGGCTGATTTTAAGGCCGTCTCTTGGGCTTTCCAGCCACTAGTGTTAGCTCTAACCTCGGCGGTTAACTGCTTGAGTGATTTAACAGCTTCTGCTGAATCTAGGCCAACCCTACTGGTCATCTCACGGCCAACTACTTTTTTTGCCATTCTTTAACCTCCTTTTTGGCACAAGCGCTTATAAACCATACGTTTGATTAATGGCCTCTAGTGGGTCAACCAGTTCAGCACGGTCTTCCTTTTTACGAGCATTTAAACTAGCCATCGTATTAAAAAAGGAACTATCATCAAATTCTTTCGGTGATAACCCCTCGGTTAATAATTGTTGAGCTAGTAAGTTGAAGTCTTCCTGTTGGTTTTTCAACTTTAGGACTTCCTTTTTAATCTCAGCATTACGCTTGTGCCGGCTTATTTTGACGACTTAGCGTCTTTGATGGCTTTACGTTGCTTTTGTTCAGATAGCTTAATGTCAGCGTCTGAAATACCATTTAAACGCATAATCAAGTAACCAACACCTTCGCCAAACCGCTCAATTGAGACAGTATCGTTAATCGTTTCCATCTGCTGATCAGTGTAGCCCATTACTCGTTGCACAAAATCAGCCATATCGTCCTGCAATTCTAGACCGTTTTTCATGGAGTCTAGTTCAGTAATTTCCTTTTCAGTGTCTTGTGACTCCAGCATGCCAATTTGAACCTTGGTAGCTAGTCTAATAATGTTGTTAGTTGGTGTTACATTGGCCGTCTTGTTGATTCTAAAATAGTTTTTAGCATTGATTTTCATAGTGAATTGTGCCCCTTTGTTTTAATTTGTATGTACTAAAAGGCCGCCCAATTAAGGGAAGCTTTTTAATTGTTGCTAGTGACCAGTCGTACTGCTGGGAACTACAGTGGTTGTACTAGCTGTACTACCGGTTGCACCACTTGCTGGCTTGGTATATCCACCAAATGTTTCAGCCATAAGCTTATCTAAGTTGAAGTTAGCGTCATTTGATTTTGCAATCATATAAGGTTGTTGTACGCCGTTGGCAGCTAAGAAAATGTCTGGCTTTAATGGTGTTAAGACAGTACCATTTAGAACCGTTGAGTAAGCAGCTTCATTGTTGGTATCAGTTGAGTTGTTAGATGCTTCTTCAACGAATTCGATATTGTTAAAGCATTCATAAATTGAGATGTCGCCATCTAGTGATTGAGATTCGGCAATCATCGCCACATGAGGCTTAGGTAACTGACGAACCCAAGCACCAGTGTTAGAATTTTGTGTATACCCTTTAAGCATTTGATTAATCTTAAAGTCCAAATCTAAAGCGGTTAAAGCTAAGGTAGGCATAGACTTACCATAAGCCGTACGTTTGATTTGTCCATTACCCCAGCCGGGTGTGCCGGCTGCTTCAATAGCAGTCACGTTAATTTGGCTGAAACCTTCGCCATTATGATCGGCAACATAGATTCCGTCAGTAGATAGACCTTTTGTAGCGTCTTTAATTAAGTCACCGTTATCATCTAGTAAAGCAAAAGTTGCTTTGACAATGTTATGTTTTGACATTTATATTTCTCCTTTAAATCATTTCATTTTTAGTTACGTAAATTGTTTTCGTTACTTGGTTGGTATCTGGGTCGGTTGTGTGGTGCTGACTAGATACAATTAACCAGCCGGCCTCTTTTAGGCTTTTCATCAAAGCTATCTCAGCTTCCAACGGGTTAAAGTCATTGGCTAGGTCAACCTTGTAGAAGATTTGAATTTCAACACCCATTGCTAGACCTTTAAACGTGCTGTTGGCAAGATAGGCCGGACTTGAATCGGTCTCTTGTAATAGCATGACTGTACTATCAGTGTTGTCTAAAACTTCTTTAGGTATCTCATTAAGGTAGACTTTATTCAGCCACGTTAGATTGAGGGAATCAACTAGGCTGGCTACCTGTGATACTGGTAATAGCATTAGTCATCGTCCCCCTTCTCATATTCATTTAGCATGGCGTTAAAGACATCATCTTGTGAGTCGTCTAGGTTCTGGTCAACAAAGTGGTCAGCCCTAATATGTTTAGTCCCATCATTTAACCTTCTGGCATTCATATCATGGTATTTATTAGTCCAGCCGACAATTGAGCTACCATCATGTTCACCGTCTATGTCATTGCTGTTATAGCTTATGTTGTCAGCCATGTGTCCGTACTTCTCGTCTTTATGTGAGCTGTAATGTTTCTTTCGCGTAACTTCCGTCAAGTTATCAGCTAACTTCTTAGCGCCGGCTTTTGTTATCTTCTCTTGTTCAGCCTCGTTAGGGACTAGCTTGTGGACATCTTTAAGCCAACTTTCTAGTTGTCCGGCCATATCATTGTTTGCCATAGCTAGGCCCCCTTAGTAACCTGTTTGAGCGTCAAATAATCACAAGACAGATAATTACTAGAATCATCTATGCTGTCATTGATGACATCGTAAAGCTTACCTTTATACTTACAACTAATACCTTCATAAACTTTAGGATTATGCCTAATAATGACCACTACTTGCTCTAATTGTTCAGCCGTTAGTTGATACGAAGATGCAATCGATCGTGTATAGGGCGCACAGTATAAACTAAACTGACTAACAAATG